GGGGAACGGCAGGTCGCGGTAGTCCATCAGCATGTCCGGCTTGACATCGAACCTACGCCCATCGCACAATTCCCAGCTCTCATCACGCACATCACCAAAAAGCACCCGATCATCCGATTTGTCAAACCAGAACATTCGCCCGCCGCAAGCAGGGTCAAGAACAGGTTGGTACGCGCTCATTTCGTGTCCTCGCATTCCAGTTTTGGCAGTGGTTGCGGTGTGCTCATATCCTCGTAGTACTTGTTTAGAGCGTGCAAGGTTGATTGTGTTGTTGGACTGTCTGAATCGAAAAAGACTGTCGGCGAGTCATCCGGCGAGGAGTCTGGCCTGTATCGCAAGTGCAGGGGGCAGAAGAATCTCGGCTCATTATCACCGGTGAACAGGCACAGCCATTCGTCATCGTCGATAACGGTTTCGATTGCGTGTTCCTCGGTTAATTCCCAGAATTCGTGCCCCAGGCAACAGCCCGGATAGTCGCATATCGCCAAGTAGGTTGTTCTCACTCTCATGCTCATTTGATGCTCCTTTCGGCTTCGCGCATGATGTGCCGCATGTCGGCGTATTCGCGTGCCGCCCAACGTTCGATCATTTCCGGGGTGGCGTTTCGTGGCAGCGGGTTCAGGCATATGCCACCCTCCAACCGCTGCATGAACCGGATGACCTTCCGGCGACGTTTCGGAGTGAGGGTGACGTGTCTTTCGACGGCTCTGACAATCACCAGCCGGTCGCACCGGTAGCAGCCGTCGAAGTCCTCGTCGGAGGATTCGAGCTCTCCGACGGGCCGCACCTGGTACACGTCGCCCTTGCCGTACATCGACGCGTAGAGGGCGGCGTAGTCGCGGTATCTGGTGCAGTACACCTGTTCGGGGTGTCCGGTGCCTTCGATCGCGTCCGCGCCTTTTTCGCGTCTGGCGCGGCAGATCGGGCAATCGTCGTAGTTGTCGCGGCTGTGGCCCGGTTCGATGGTGTCGCCGGGTTTCAGGTCTGGAACTCCACCGTGGTATAGCACGCTCATTGCCACATTCCTTCCTCGTTGGTGTCATGGTTAGTGCAGTCGAAGATTCCGGCGAGTCTTCTCGCGTCCCGTCTCGCCTGCCGCAACGCCTTCCTGCGACTGCCGTTGTAGTCCACGAACAGGTAGTCGCGTATGGCCGCAAACCACCATGTTTCGTCGAGAGGGTTCCACCTCCATAACGTCACCACGTATCCAACCAGCGTGCTGCCGGACATTCTGTAGGATTCGCGGATGCTCACGCAGTATTCCTCATGCTCGGTCATCGTCCTGTCCCCTTCTCTTGCTGTTTGGCGAAGTAGTCGCTTATCACGTCATCGACTTTCAGCACCTTGCCGACTGCGAGAAGCCAAAGGTCCAATGCTCGGCTTGGATATGGCGTGTCGCCGGTGGTCAGATGATTTTCCGGGCACTCGTAATGCATGACCATCCGGTTCTTGTCCGTGATGCTGCGGCCTTCAATGAAGACTGGGTTTCTACCGCAGTACGGGCATTTGACGTATCGGACTTCCCTATGCTTTCTGTTGAACATCCGTGGACTCCCCTGTCATATTCGGTTTCCTTGGATTGACTGGAACTAAAGGAAATGAGTCAGCATCGAACGTTCGTTTGACCACGCTCCAGTCCATCGTTTCCAGACCACCGTCAGCGAACGGTTCCGCACCACCGAGATTGTGGATATGCCATGCGTCACCGTCGAAGCTCAACAGGTCTTCACCATCCCGAGTCATATACCAGCCCGGTTCCATTGGTTCGATGGGCATGCCATTAGACGGGTGCTCCTGATCGTACATGGCTTTCACCTGCTTGTAGATGCCATCCAGTTCCCTGCCGTCGAACTCCACGGTCAGACAAGTGCCAGCCTTGTCGGTAAACAGGTAAGGCATGGTTTTGAAATCAATGCTTCTCAACATTTCGCTCTCCTTCTTCGTTGAACGATGCCTGTAGAGTGTCCGCGAACACATGCAATGCGTCTTTGACCTTCTCGTTGAAACCGTCCGGCACGTCCGCCGTGACATGTCCCTGCTGCATGTTGTCGAGCTTGTTGTCCGCCTTCGTGTACATCGGCACATCCACTTCGACGGATGCAAGCTCAATCTGCGGATAGTCGAACGCGCGCACACGGAACGTGACCTTGCTCGTGCCGACTTTCACTCTGTCGCTCATTGGTGTCTCCTTGGGTTGATTGTTCTGATGGTTCTTGCCGGACTCTCATAAGCGGTACGCACCTCATACGCCCTGTGGTGGAAGTCGGCTTTGGAACGTGCCGCGCCCACAGCTTCATCCAGTGAGTCGTACACGCGGCATGTGTGAACTCCCGTATCTCCTTGCGGCCAGACGATGTAGCCGGTCTTGCCTGCGAAAACATTCATTTGACCGTCTCCACCGTGTTGCAGCCGATGTATTCGCCGTTATGCTTCAAGCACGCCCATGTCACGTCACCGGTCTTGACGGTTTCCATCTGGAATCCCGCGCCGGTTTTCCCGCTGGAACCGGCTGGCGATACGGTGGACGCGATGAAGATAATCGTCATGCAGATAATCGCGACGATGATTACCCGGTCCCGGTTCATCACTCACCATCCTTTTCGATTTCATTGATCTTGTCGGCCAGCACTTTGACCGCCTTCTTGTAACATCCCCACTTGATTTCATTCCAGAATGGTTCGAGATCGGCCCAGTTCTCGGCTTCTAGAATGCCGAGAAGCCTGATGGGTCTGGCTGTGATAATGTCGTTGTCCGGCCCGAGGTACATGGCAAGGAACGGCACGTTGTTATCGATTGCGTGCTTCGCATACCAGAGTGCTTTCTTGAGGTCTTCGACACCGTTCTTGTCGCGCCACCGGTAGCAGTATTTAATTACGTTACCCCAGTCGAAGCTGAGCAAACTGGATAGTTCGATGCATTCGAATGGGCCGTCCTTATAGTGGCTTGGGTTTATGTTGTCAGTCATTTAGCACCATCTTTGCTTTCTCGAATGCCTGGTTCACGATTTCCATGTGCAGTCGTTCGCCTTCCTTGGTTGTCTCGAACCGGTCGTTCACTTGACGGATGAGCTTCTTGCGGAGCAGTGCCCTGCCTGTCTGGTTATTGACGGCCTGATATTGGCCTTGCATGTTGCTCACGTCAGCGAGCATTTCCTGCTGTTTCGGGCTGAGTGTCTGCATCATCGGTTCCTTTCGCAGATTGTTTCCAATGTCGGGTGGTATTCGTATGTGCGTGGATGCGAGTAGTAGTCGTTCCAGTACTTGTTGAAGTTTCGGTTGATGCCACGTTGAACGATGTTTGGCCGTCGTGTTGGCTCTTCCTTGTCTAATCGTTTGATCGCGTCGGCGGTCTCGATGCCTTGCTTGGTCGGCTTGTAGGTGCCGTCCGCGAGGGGGATGATGAGATTCCTGTCGATGAGGGAACCCAACGTGACCAACGGTTTCGCATAGGCCGCGGATGATGGCATTCGATGCGTTTCGACGATGTGGACAAGCATTGACGCTTGTGTGTTTCGTAATCGTTGTCCGTGGATGGTGTAGACGTTTCGTTTCATGGCTGGTTCCTGTCGTTCATCGTCCGGTCGAGCCGAATCCGTTTCCCCCGCGTTCCGTCGTGTCGGTGAATTCGACGACCTTGCGGATTCTGGGGGTTTCCACCGGCGTGATGACGAGTTGCGCGATACGGTCGCCGCAACGGAAGTTGATGCGGCTGGTGGACGTGTTATGCAGGATGACTTTGATCTCGCCACGGTATCCGGCGTCGATGATGCCGCCGAGGATGTCGATACCGTAATTCCTGGCAAGGCCGGAACGTGGGCAGACTCGTGCCATGTAGCCTTCGGGCAGGTTGATCGCGATGCCGGTTCCCACCGTGATGCGGTCTAGTCCGTCGATGTGGAAGTCTTCGATGCAGTGTAGGTCGAGTCCGGCGTCCGCGTCGTGGGCGCGGGTGATTGTGGCGTTTGGGGTGAGCGGTTGGATTTCGAGGGTTTCTAGGGTCATTTTCGCTGTCCTTGCTGGTTGATGATGGTTTTGTATTCGGAGATGTCTCGGTTGAGGCAGTCGGTTGTGCGATGCGTGGTTTCGTGTCCGCGATCGTATGGGTCGCCGCCGTGGGCGAGTCGCAAGAGGCGGAAGCTGGTGAGGTCGAGTCGCCGGTGGCTGAGCTTGTGGAGGATGCCGCTCGTGTTGGGCATGTTCACGTCGAGCCATCGGATATCGAAGTGGACGTTGGTTCCGGCTGGATGCATGAGACCGGGGTCGAGGCCCGTGTCGATGAGCCAGGCGGCCATCTGCTTGTCCACGTTTTTGAGCGTGTCTTCCGCGTTCATGCATTCGCCGATGAGTCCGTTTCTGGAATGCATGTCGATGGTCGTGCTGTTGAACGCGCGGATTGGCGTGTTGTCATCGAAACGGATGACCCTATGGAATATCAGGGGGTCGTCGTTGAATGGCACCCGAAGGCCCTTCATGTCGGTGATTCTGGCTTCGACTTCCAGTAGATTGTCGGACATTGGGTCGAGTCCGCTGGTTTCGACATCGAACCAGATGAGAAAATTGTCGTCCATTGTTGGCTCCTTCGGTTCTCGTAATCGTTGGATGTAGTCTTCGAATCCAGTCAGGTCCACATGCGTTGGCGGATTGGGTTCGAGTTCCTTGAGGATTTCGGCTTCCTTGTCCATCCGCCGCGTGTAACGCCAGTAGGCGGCTTTGCTTTCGTGGATGCCGTACTTGTTGGTTTCCTTCCATTTGCTCATGGTGTTTTGAACAGGTCTCCCAGATCGTCGTCCACGGTTGGCTGGCGTGCGATGGGCTTGGATGCGATTTGCGGACGGTCGGCCTGTTCGAGGGCCTTGCTGACTGCTTCGCCCAACTCTTGGGCTTCCCGCGCGGTGCCGAAGACGACGCGACGTTTGAACTCCCAATAGTCGTCCGCCGTGACGTGATGCTTGGCGGCGAGCTGTTGGATGGTGTTCTCGTCGGGAACCCGGCTTGCGCGGATTTTCTTGCAGAGGATGTTGATGTCGGCGGCACGCATCCACTTGTCCGATTTGGTCGCATAGAATCTCACGACCGCCGTCCGCATGTCTTGGATGTTGTTGCGCTTGTCGAGTTCGCGGTAGAACTCGTCCAATTGCAGGTCGTCCCATTGGGCGTTGCCGTGATGCGCGTTGATCGCGGTCAGCAGCATCGCGGCCTCTCCTTTGGTTATCATCCTGTTCCTCCCATCGCCCGTTGGCGTTCCTCGTCGCTCATGTACTGCCATGCCCTGTTGAGGTTCGCCATGCGGTTCGATTCGTTGCGGCTCATCATGGTCGGATTGGTGCGGAGGGTGAGGGTTGGTCGGATGTCGTATTCGTTTTCCCATCCCGCCGCGTTGAGCCATGTGGCCGCGTATTTGACGTATTTGGGTTCGGTTCCTTCGATCTCGACCTGTCTGGCATAGGCTCGGGCGCCGTTGATGATGGTGTACGCGCCCGTGTCTTGGATGGCGTTCTTCCATGCTTTCCAGGCTGGACACTTGTCAACGTGTCGTGGATACGCTTTCCAGAAGGTTTCGAAATCGGCGGAATACTTGTCGTCGGATGCCTGTCGTGCGCGGCTTCGGCGTTTGCTTGCCGTGTTGCGGGCCGTCCGGTCGGCCAGTTCTTTTCTGGTGTGGTTCCCGTTCGACTGGTATTCGTTGATGCGCACGCCGGTGATGGTCTGTTGGAACAGGCCGAGGTCGATGAGGGTTTCGATCTCCTGTTCGGATGCGCCAAGCGTGTACGTCAGCTGGTCGGTGTCGATGTCTCCATCCGTGAGGTTGCAGCTGCACCAGCTCAATGCCATGACGTAGATGAGCGCCGCTCTTGGCATTTCGTCGCGGAGTCTGCATATCCTCGCGTCGGCCCAGAATCCGTTGTCGAGTCGGGTGTAGCCGTCCCTCACTTCAGATTCTCCCGTCATGTCATGAGTCCTATCCCGATGTCGGTGAGGATGGTTATCGCACCGCCTTCCACTAGGGTCATGCCCAATATCCACAGCCAGTCGCCTGACGGACTGTTACGGTCGATGAGGTTCAACGAGCCGAGCATGATGAAGAATCCGATGACGCTGACGACGAGGGCGCATATGGCGACTATCGCGATCATGATTGTCCTTCCGGTCCGAGTGGCAGTCCGTCGTTGAGGATGAGTGCGAGGCTTTTCAATGTGACGCACACGAGTTGTTTGCGTCTGCCTAGGAACTCAGTCCTGATTCGTGGGGTGAAGTACCTGTCGTTGTCTGCCAACGCGCACATGGTGTTGTATGTGTCCCAATCCGTGTAGGCGAGCTGCCTTCCGATTCGTTCGAGCGTGGATAGGCCGACGCGTGGCTTCTTCTGCACGACCCACGGGTAGGGGCTGTCAAGGTTTCCGGCCTCCTCGACCGCCTCGTTGTAGTGTTTCGTGGCGTCGAGGAGTTTGGTGTTCTTGACTTCCACGCATACCGGCTGTCCGTGGAAGAAGATGTTGGCGATGTCGCCTAGGTCGTTGCTGCCGTGGAGACGGCGGCGGATGATGCGCTGGTCGTTCAACGCCCATTGCAGGTAGTGTTCCACCGCCGTTTCCATTGCCGTTCCGGCTTTTTTGGCCGACTGTCGATTGCGTGACATCAGAACGCCGGTTCTCCTGCGGACTGTCCGAATCCGTCGAATCCGCCGCCACTCCACGGGTCGGGGCCTGCCTGCTGCGGCATGGCGGGAGCGGGAGCGGATGCGGCCTGGCGTTGGCCGTACTGCTGGCTTGCGTTCACCAGTTGGGCGGTGCCCCATCGGAGACTCGGACCGATCTCGCGGACGTTGACCTTCTGCGTGTAGTGGGTGACGCCGGACGAATCATCGAAACGCTCATCGGACTCATTGCCGATGACGATGTACTCGTCGCCTTCCTTGATGCTGTTCTGGATGTGCGTGGCGAGATCGTTCCATGCTTCGCAGGTGCGTGAGCAGGATGCGCCGTAACCCCATGAGCCGTCCGGGTTCTTGACCCTGTTGGAGCAGAGGATGCGGAACTGGATGTAGTTCTTGCCGTTCTTCGTGGTTCCGGCGTTGAACAGGTTGCCGTCCTTTTTGATTTTGACGATTCGTCCCACGAGGGTGATGGTCGGAGTGCTCATTGCTTGTTCTCCTTGTCGTGTCGTGGATGGGTTTCGAGTCCGACCCATCCTTGCTGGTCTTTGGCTTTCATGTTTTTGAGACAGTCGGCCGTCTTGTGTCTGTTGGCCGCTTCGACGTTGCACATGATCATGTGGCTTCGTGCTGCGGCGCAAGTGCTTTTGCCGCATTTGCGGCAGTATGGGATGAGTCCCGTCTTGACTGGATCGTGACGCACGCAGTATGCGCACGTGCATCCGGCTCGTCTGGTGATGTTCAAAGTTCGCCTCCGCAGTCCGCTTCCTTCGGTTGTTTGAGACCGAGCGTGCAGTAGTGGAGAGGCATGTCGTTTCGGACGTGTCTCTCGGACATGACCTCGCCGCTCAACACCGGAATGAACCGCGATTCCCATGGGTCCTTCAACGAATGCGAGTCGAAGTCCGGTCCCATGTAGGCGATGAGCTTCCACACGCCGCAACTGTCGAGGTGGTACAGGTTCGTCTTGTCCTTGTTGCGGTAGAAGCCCGGACGGGTAGGCAGTTTCTTCTCGCTGAGGCGTTCGAACGGGAATCGTTTCGAATGGCCGCTGCTGAAGGCGAATGCCTCGGTGGTCTGCTGCAAGGCGTTCGGCGGAACGTTGCCGTGATGGTTCAGGATGGGCGTCCAAGTGTCGCCCGCGTGGAGCCATACGCTGCCGGTCGCGGCCTTGTAGAATCCGTTGGCTTTGGGCAGCTGCTTCTCCCACTCCTCCGCTTGGGTGTCGGTGGTTGGCTTGTCCACGTCGGCGGTGGGGGTCTCGTCCTTGACGAGCTTCGTCTTCCATTCGGCGAAGTCCAGCTCCTCGCCGTCGTCGGGATTCTCTTCGATGGAGATGATCGTATTCCAGGTGACGTTCAGGTCATGGTCGAATCTGATGGCCGGGTATAGGATTCCCTCATCATCTCGGACGACGAAATACTCGTTGTCCGTGATGATGAGCGCCAATGCTATGAGATCACGGAGCGCAAGGTTGTCACCGGCGAGCGCGTCATTCGGGCCGATGTGCTTCAGCTTGCCGGTGACGTGCTGTCCGTTTTCGTCTTCGACGGTGACGGTCATGTTGGCTGTCGAGATTCTGAGCGCGTCGCCGTAGGTGAGTTTCTTCGGGTTGTATTTCATTGTGCTGCTCCTTGCTGCTGCATGTGCTTGTGGTATTCGTTGATGAATGTTTGGGCCTGCACTGCCGTGAGGCTTACGCTTGTGACCGTCTGGTCGTGGAGGATTTTCTGGACGAACGCGTCAGCATCTTCCGGTTTGATCTGGCAGGCGCGGAGGATGTCGGTGACTGTCTTCAACTGGTCGGGACTGGCCGGACCGTTGGATGGGGCCTGGGCGGCGGTCTGCTCCGGCTGGCCTTGACGGACCTGCGGAGCGTATTGCCGTGGCTTCTGGCGTGGCTGCTCGTCAACCACTTCGGCTTCGACCATTTCCTCTTCGGTCTCGTTGTTGGTCTGCTGCATCTCGTCGGTCGTGTACAGGCCGCTCAAATCCTGCGGGAACGCCTTGCGTAATGCGAGGGCTTCCGCGCATTTCGCGATCATGGTCACCGGTTTCGAAGACCACATGCTGGTGGGGACCTGCCTGTGGAGATTCTTGTCGTAACGGGTTCCGACATATTCCCTGTAGAGGGCCACGCCGGTGAACTCGCCTTCTCCTCGACGGACGGTGACCTTCGCCGCGACCGGAGGGGTCTGGGCGATCCACACGTCATGCCAGACGCCATCCTCTCCACACCAGAGGGTTTCCGGCTCGCTGAACAGTTCATGGTTCCTGTCCGCCGCACGACGGGCGATGAGACGGAAACCGTCAATGCCGACTTGGATTGTCTGCTTGGAAACATATTCGTTGCCTTGCTTCTGACGGCGTTCGATCAGGTAGATTTGACGACTGAAAGGGTCAAGTCCGGTACGCTGGCATTGATGCAGGAACACCGCCAAGTCGGCTGGCTGCGCGTTCTGCACTCCAAGCTGGGACAGCGCCGCGAGCTGGGCGCGGCTCCAAGTGTCCTGCTCGTTGGTGATGGTAAGGCTTTTGCACATGGCTACTCTTCCTTGGTCGAAGTGAGCATCTTGAACATCTTCGGGGCTATCTCGCTGGTGAACGCCTTGTCCACGAATCCTCTCGTGGTGCGAAGCGTGACGGTCTGGGCGCGTCCCGGCTTGAACTCGACGCCGGGCGGGAGTTCGCCGTCATGGTCAGAGATCATGTCCTTCAGATAGGCTTCCGACTTCGCTTCGGGGCGTGGCATCCATACGGCCTCCGCAGCATCGTTGCCACCTGGGATGAGGAACTTGCTGTCATGCAGCATGGCACCATACGCACGCTCGTCAACGACCTCGTAATGGCCTTCGGTGCCTTTGCTGAGACTGATTTCACCCGCATCCAGTCCGGCGAACACGGCGCGCTCATTATCGCCGCCGTCATGCGAGCGCCGCCATTCTTCCTTTGCGGCTTTGAGGGCTTCGGCGCTTCGTTTGTTCAGTGCGGTGAGTCCGGCGATGGTGGAGTTGAGTTCGTCGGGGCGGAGGCTGCTGAAGTCGTATTCGGGGGTGTTGGTCATTGTTGTTCCTTGGGTTGGTGTTCGATGGTGTCTACTGCGAGCTTGTAGAAGCTCACGTCGGTTTTGAGGGTTTGGTTCTCGTGTTGGAGTCGTCTGTTTTCCGTGGCGAGTTTCCGGTTTGCGTTCCAGAGGGTGTGGATGGTGAGCGCGCAGTCGTCTAGGAAGTCGTCAACTTGGTTGGCGTCGTATCCCATGAATGGGAATGAGAGTCGGAATTGTCTGTCGCGTATGTCTTTCGGGGTGACTAGTCGTCTGGTGGTCATTGTTTGATCTCCTTTGCTTGGTCCTTGATTTCGTAGAATCGGAGTAGGAGTTCCTTTTTGGTGAAGAGTTTGTTTTGTCCGGATTGGTATCCGAGAAATCCGTACAGGTCTTCGAATGTTTTCTTTCCTACCTTCGTGAAGGCGATTGCCTCGTCTTTGGTGAGGATGCCGTCTTCGAAGATGATGGGTGCCGTCAATTTGTGTGTGCTCCTTCCTTGGATTGGTGGTTGGTGTAGGCGGGTTGCGGCATGACGCTGGACGGTTTGCCCGCAAAAGGGTGTGCGGGGCGACTGGGAAAATAAGGAAACCCAGTCTGGCCGACCATCGTTCCCGATGCGGAACGGAGAAAACCAAGTGAAAAACTTCGTCCCGATGGGTGGCGTTGACGTCATGCCGCTGGCGTCCAAGCGCGGATTCGGACCGCGAACCGTTCGAGATCATCGTCGTATACCTTTGAGTACAGGAGAAGATGTGGTATCTGGTTCGATTGACGATGGTCTTGTGGTACGGTTCCTGTTCCCACTGCGTGGGCTTGGACGATTGCCGTGGCGGCGCGTGTATGCAAACGCTTGTGACGGTTCGTTTGGATGTGTTTCGCCACGGCATGGAACATCATGGGATGTTCCATCTTTGCCAGCCGGTGAACGTGGATATTCGATAAACGTTCAATTTTCCACTGTTTGATTGTTTATCGGAGTGGCTGGCGAAGCTTATGGGTCCCCATCCGGGTTGCAGGCGGATGGGGAAGAATCAGTCGTTGTCGGCGAGCGCCTTGGCGATTGCCGGCATATTGGAAGCGTTCAGTGGGATGAGTGGGAAGGCTGAATCTTGGAGGTCTTCGACCAGCTGCTCCCAGTTAAGGTATCCACTGAACCTGTCGCCATCGTAGGATAATTCACGCCAAGCGTTGATTTTGCACATGACGGCAGGCGTGTTCGTCACGTATGACCATTCGCCGTCCATGTCATGGAGAATCAGGTATGGTTTGCCGTCGCGTGGGATGAAGAATCCATGCGATTGCGGTTCAGGTGGCAGTGGCTCGTCGTCGGAGTCGAGGCTGATGCCCATGGCTTTGATGCGGTCGAAGAGGACGTGCAGGTAGTCTTGCATGATGTAGAGTTGGGCGACGGTCATGCCGCCAAGGCATTTCGGGTTGAACTCAAGCTCTCCCCTCTTGTATCTGGTGACGGCATCATCGAGTTTGCTGATGCGTTCCTTGAGTTCGTGGTATTCTTCGACCATGCGGGTCTTGTAATCGTCTTCCATTACTGTCTCCTATCTTGATTGGCCGTGAACGTCGGAAGCCCATTGGATGAACGCAGCCAGTTTCGATTCTGGAATCTCATACAATGTGCTCGTCTTGAGTCCATCCTTTTCAACGATTGACCCGCCTTTCCGATCATTGATACGGAAGACGCAGTGCCCACCCTCGTCAAGAACGAACTCATGCGGTGGCGCCGGAGGATTCAACAACGTCATGCCGCCACCTCCGCGTCAAGCGCCTTGTCCAGGGCGATCTCGCCAAGACGCTTGTGCAGCAGTGCCAACCCCTTGCGGGTTATGCGCACGGTGGGAGGGAAGGCGAACTCCGTGCCATCATCCTTGACTCCATGCTTTTGGGACATGACCATCACGAGATGACCGGCAGCGCAATGCTCTGCGGTTGCCCGCCAAGAGCCACCGGATTTGAAAATCCAGTTATGGTCGGCCATCCATTCGCGCAACTGTTTTTCCTTGATGGGGGTTCCGGCGTTCGACAGGACCTTTGCCGCGTCGCGGACAAGCAGCCTGTCTTCCACGTTCGTGAAATCATCAAGCGCTTGAGCCTTCGGTTCCAGTTCCCTGATCTGCGCGTCCTTGGCTTGGAGCTGCTGGTTCTTGCGTTCGATGGTCTTCTGCGCGACGAGCACGGCACGGGCCATAATGTCTTCATCGGAATCAGCATCGGAAACACGGATTGCGCCACCCTCGTTGAAATACTTGTCAAGGGCTTCGGCGGCTTCCTGCTGGTAGACGGTCACGTTGCGGCGGGCCTGTTCGTCGCTGAGTCGGTTCGTGTCGATGGTGGCGAGCCACATGGTCAACGTCTTGCGGCTGATTGCCACCATGTCACGTTGTTTGCCGTCTGCGCCAACTGTTCGTATCATACGAATGGTTGCCCATGGCGTTCTGTTGAGTCGTTCCCACTGTCCGTTGTATGCGATGCCGATGTTCTCGCAGATAGGTTTCAACGCAGTGTAGATTTCACCGTCATCGAACCTTTGAGCGATCATCGCACTCCCGTTGAACGGGACTTCGACGATATCGTTGCTCATTTGGTTGCCTCCGCGTAGAGAATGTCGATCATGTCGGTGGTGTTGTATTTGGCTTGGAGTTCCTTGGAGCCTCTGCGCATGGCTTTCACTGAATCTTCTGGAATGTTCACCGTTCCTGTGGTTCCGTCTTCCATATCATCGGGGATGAAGGTGGTGAACGTATCCTCTGGCAGTTTTGTGAGGAGGCTTAGCGCTTTAGTGGATAGGTACCCTTCTCCTCGCAGATTGTGCAGGTAGCCGTTGTTGGTGAGGTATTCGAGCTTCTGTTGTCTGGTTTCGTTTGGCGTGGTGATTTTCATTGTGGTTCCTTGATGTTGTGTGGTGTGGTTAGGCGGTTTGTTTGATTTGGGCGATTTCTCCGGGTTGGAAGCCGAATGCTTTGTAGAGTCCTATGAGCATGAGTGGTGTGCATTCGTTTGTTTTTTTGGCTCTGGCTAGGACGCTTTCGCTGACTCCTATTGCTCCGGCGAAGGCTTCGTCTGTTTTGAGGCCGCTCATTTGTTTGGTTCGGTCTAGGAAGCCGTCTCGGAACTGCATTTTGTATTCAGCCATCAGCACTGTTCCTTTCATTGTGAAGCATTTTGTTTTTCAACCTGAAAAGTAATATACCACAGTGAAAAGAGATTTTTCAAGTCGAAACACCTTTTCGGCGTGTTGACATGAAAGACTTTTTATTTCATAATGAAATACATGGATAAGAAAACATATTTCGCACAGCTAACGCATGATGCGGCGATCAATGAAATCAGCAACAAGACCGGACTCAGCGTCTCAACCCTCTGGCGTCAATACAACAAAGGATGCGAGTTCAGCGCCGAGTCGGTAATCATCATCGCTAGAGCATATGGCGAAAATCCCGTAGAGGCTCTGGTTGAGTTCGGATATATAAGGGCCGACGAGATGGCTAACGGAAAGACCGTCGCAAGGCTGCATGACGCTTCGGATGACGAGCTGCTTCAGGAACTCGCACGCCGTCTCAAGGAAAACGCTGACGCCGACTGGGTGAACAGTCCGATCATCTACCGTGAAGAGTTCGACATGGCCGCGAACGACGATCCGAACGCGAGACTCGAAGCCGAAACACCGGAAGACTGACGACAGCAATGAATATGGCGGCGGCATTCACTTATGATGCCGCCGCCTAATAATACGAAGGGAACAATGTCTCGAATCACCATCGACGTTTTGGAACGTCAGGCCGAAGCCATGGGGTTGAAGGTTTTGGAATCCGATATTCCCGGCACTACCTGCGGCCTGTACTGCGACCGGCTGCGGACGATATGGCTTGCCGACTGGCTCAACGACCGGCAGAGGCTCTGCACCCTATGCCATGAGCTTGTGCACGCGAAGTACCGTGATCTTGGCTGCGGCACGCGGTTCGGCGCGAAGTGCGAGCGTAGGGCGCGACGCGAGACGGCGTTGACGTTGATAAGCCCGGCCGAGTTCGCCATGGCCGAACGGACGTGGGACGGCGACACCTGGCATATGGCGGCGGAGTTGGACGTGACCATGCAGGTTCTCGCGGATTACAGGCAGATTCTCAAGGATGGCCTGTTCGAGAAACGCCCATGATTCATCAGCCATCAATTGGGGGGATAATCCTTGTTGAGACATATTGCAAGAGAGCAAAGGAGAGCGTCATGAGTTTTCTTATCGTCATCGCGGCTGTGTTCGTCGGTTTCGCCGTGTTCGTATTGTTGACGCAGATGGCCGTGAGGAACGGCATCCGCATGTCCGGCGTGATCGGCTGGAAGACGCAGTACGAGTTGGAGCGCATGGAGGATGCGGGCGGCAAGCAGAAGCCGTTGGCCGAATTGTATGAGAGCGTGGCTGAATCCGAGGATGACGCGGACGAGGTGGAGCGCAAGGTGAAGGAGCAGGCGTTGAAGTACATTAACTCGCGTAATTCAACCCATGTGGCGAACGCGTGGATTTTCCTTGGCCTCGGCATCGTCCTGTGTGTAGTGGTCGTGCTCATCGTGGCGTCGTCGGACAGCATGATGTGACCGCATACAAAAAAAACGGGGACATCCCTTCTATGAGGATGTCCCCGTTTTTTTATGTATCAGACGGCCACCGGTGCCTTGATCGCGGGCCATGGGTCGTAGCCGGTCAGGTGGAAGTCGTCATACGTGTACGCGTCGATGCTAGACGCCTTGTCGATGCTCATATGCGGGTACGGGCGCGGCTCGCGTTCAAGCTGCTTCACGACCTGTTCCAGGTGGTTCCTGTAGATGTGGGTGTCTCCGCCCACCCAGATGAACCGTCCTGGCCTGTAGCCGGTCTGTTGGGCGACCATCATGGTCAGGAGCGCGTATTCCGCGATGTTGAACGGCACGCCGAGGAACATGTCGCAGGAACGCTGGTACAGCTGGCAGTCGAGCTTGTCGCCGCGCACATGGAACTGGAACAGGCAGTGGCATGGCGGCAATGCCATCCGGCTTAGGGATTCGACGTTCCAGCTGTTGACGATGATGCGTCGGGAGTGCGGGTCTTCGCGGATGGTCTCGATGGCGTTGGCGATCTGGTCGATGCCGCCTAGGTCGGTCGGCCAATTGCGCCACTGGCGTCCGTAGACGGGTCCGAGATCGCCGTTGGCGTCCGCCCATTCGTCCCAGATGTGCACTCCGTGCTCCTGTAGCCAACGCACGTTGGTGTCGCCTTTGAGGAACCATAGAAGCTCGTAGATGACGCCTTTGATGAAGACCTTCTTGCTGGTGATGAGGGGGAAAGCTTTGGATAGGTCGAACTCCATTCGTGTGCCGAACAGGCTTATGGTGCCGACGCCGGTGCGGTCGTTGGACGGGATGCCGTTTTGGAGCACGTCGAGAAGGAGGTTTTCGTATTGGTATTCGCCGCTCCACTTGTGGAGGTGGTCGGCTTCGGAGAGGAACGCTTCTTGTTCTTCGGCGGATTCGGATTGCATTGGGGGCGGATTGTCCTTCGTGGTTGCGTTTGGGGAGATGGGCGGCGGGGAGATGCCGACCGGTCGCGGAGTGCCTGCTGGCGGTTTGTCAAGCCGTTTGGCTGGCTTCTGACGTGATTTTAGCACGCGGACTTTCTTTTTGATGTGTTAATTACGAGCGAAGCGAGTAATTAAAACATTTTTTCTTTCTCGCAGGTTAAGTAAACTCTTGGGTTAATTCAAGTTCTTATAGGTTTACTTAATTCTAATATTATAAGAGTAAGTTTACTTACTAGTATTACCGTGTTTTTGCCGTTTTTTGGCCTGTTTTATGTGCTGAAAACGGCGTCGTTCCAACGTTTTCTCGACCTTACGGGGGTTGCGGTCATTTGCGGTCACGCTGCGGTCACGTGTGACCGCAACACGCAAATTTGAAATCGTTGGAAAATGGCGGTTTTTATGTTACGAGCATGTAACGAGAGTGTTAATTCGTGTAAAGGGGGTATGTTTTTGCGTGTTTTCGGCACCGTGTCAACGGTATTTGTGTAGAGTTCGTGAAGTCTCACATAGTGAGACAACCATACCCCCTTACTGGGTTTTGTATAGCACGAATCATGAGGGCGTTCCCATGGTCGGGTTCACGGTCGAACGTCCATGATCTACGTCCGCTGCGGTCTTTCCTTTCCGTTCTCTCCCCCGCTTCCGGGAGAGAATCGGCCTGCCCTGATGGTCGCGGGCGCGGCCATGCGTGCGGTGCGGTCGGCATCGAACGGTCGGAGGACGGTACGCTTCTGACACGCGTGAAACGCCGGTGCGCGGTCCGCGTTCTCTCCTATTCTCTCCGCGTTCTCCATCGCCCATGTGATATGCCAGCGGCCTTACGGCGAACGCCGCCGAACATCCCACAGATCGTCCACTGAACGCCTTATCGGCGTGTCGTGGTGCCTTTTTTGGTTTTTTCGTGATGGTTCCGCGAGTTTGTCTGAGAATTGGAGAGAATAACCGCCCTCAGCTCCCTTGGCGGCTCTCCCCGTTTCCGCTGGAAACCCTACTCCCGTAAGGGTTTCCGCCTAAGCTCCTGCGACTGGGCTTGAACCAGTGACCGTCCGATTAACAGTCGGATGCTCTGCCAACTGAGCTACGCAGGAATGCGCTGTGCACAAGACATGAATCATACGCGGTAAAACGCAAAATGCAAATCCCGCGCGTGTCTCCCCTGCTGCGGCGGGACTACCGTCACATGCTGATCTTCGTCAACGGCATGGCGGAATCGATTGCGAAATCCGGTTCGGACGGTTTCACGCCGCTCTCCACCAGGTTCACGCCCAGCATGGCCACCATAGCGCCATTATCGGTACACAGTTTGATTTGCGGGATACGCACTTCGACGCCATGCTTGGCTCCGACCTCCAACAGTTTGGCGCGCAGTTGGGAGTTCGCGGAGAAGCCGCCGCCAACGATCAGGGTCTTCGAACCGTACTGCTCGCAACCGCGCATCGCCTTCTTGGCGAGCACCGTCGCGACGGAATCGGCCAGCGACGCGCACACGTCGTCGATGGGAATCTCATTGCCCTCCGCCTGCTGCTGTTCGATCCAACGCGCCACGGCCGTCTTCACGCCGGAGAAACTGAAATCGTACGGATGCTGCTGCCCCGCCTTGCCTTGCGTAAGGCCCTGAGGCACTTTGATGGCATGTGGGTTGCCCAGCTGCGCGTGACGGTCGATGTGCGGGCCGCCGGGATACGGGAAACCAAGCAGACGCGCCACCTTGTCGAAGCATTCGCCGGCAGCGTCGTCGAGCGTGGTGCCGACCACGTCGATATGCCGCGCCACGTCTTCGACATGCAGCAGCGAAGTGTGCCCGCCCGACACAATCAACGCAAGCGTGTCCTTGGGGAACGGTCCGAACTGCAGCTGCGTCACCGCGATATGTCCGATGACGTGGTTGATGCCGTAGATCGGCTTGTTCGCGGCCCATGCCAACGATTTCGCGCCGGACACGCCGACCGCGAGACAGCCGGCGAGGCCAGGTCCCGCGGATACGGCGATCGCGTCGACGTCGGACAGCGTCATGTTCGCGTCGGCCAGAGCTTTGGAGACGCATGGCACGAACGCTTCGGCGTGCGCGCGAGAGGCGATTTCGGGAATCACGCCGCCGTAGCGGGCGTGCTCGTCCATGGAGGACGCGACCACGTTGGAAATGAGGGTGCGTCCCTGCACCACGGCCGCCGCCGTTTCGTCACAGGTCGATTCGATGCCGAGTACGATTGGTTCGCTCATTGCTGCTCCGTTGTGTGTGTTGCTGAAGTGTGCTCTGTATCCGCTGTTGCGCTGAAGCCGACGACGCGCGGCTCCAAGTCGAGGCTCATGGTGTACGCGTCGATGCCTTCTGGCTGGTAGTAGCGTTTGCGCAATCCCATCCGCGTGAAGCCGAACCTTTCGTACAACGCCAATGCCGGCACGTTGTCGACTCGGACTTCCAGAAGCATGCGTTTGGCGCCCTGCCGACGCGCCGAGACGATCAGTGTTTCGAGAAGCGCCGCCGCTATCCCCTGCCGTTGGTATGGTCTGCCGACGCCGATCGTCATGATCTCCGCGTCGTCGCCGTCGTACCAGTAGCCTGCGTAGCCTCGGACGACGGGATCCGCCGTCTGTACGGCATCGCCTTCAATGTCGAGCAGATACGTGCGTGCCGGAGCGTGGAATTCCTGCCGTACGGACTGTTCGCTCCACGCGCCGCGGCCGAACAGGTCCTTTTCCAATGCGGCGATCTGTCCGACGGCGGTGTCTTCCGGAATCTGGGAATGGTCGACAATCATGGGCGTGCCGTCACTCCGTTCGTTCGGCGCCGGCATGGTTGAGCACATGCTTGAGCGGGTTGGGCACTGACACGTCCGGACGACGCAGATATAACGGTTCGACGGGGGTCGGTTCTGCCAACGCCTGTTCGCTGGTGGTGAAGGCCGCGAATCGCGCCAATCCTTCCGCGCCTTCGTCGAGCAGAGCATGGTCGTCGACTTCGCCGAGGGAGGCAATCGCATTCCACGACTGCGCGTATTTGACCGCACCATGGCCGATGACGTCGACGACGTACGGCTTGCCCGTGTCGGCGAGCTTCGTAAGAACGTCATTGACGCGCATCGTGATGGAATCCGGATAGTCGATGTCCATGTCGATCAACGTTATGGGCGATTGTCCGACGCCGTCCGCAACGGTGCCGCCGTCATACAGCGCGAAATACAGTTGCCGGCGACGCGCGTCGTTGACGGCAAGCGTCAGATGGCGGCGATCGTCCGTAGCTTGAGTATGTGCCAGGCATTGCGGCGCGAGCACGTCCTGTCCGACCAGTTGCGCGCCTGTGGCGAAGG